CGTCATCATCGTCGTCGTCGTCATCATCATCGTCGTCATCATCATCGTCATCATCGTCGTCGTCGTCATCGTCGTCGTCGTCCTCATCATCCGGTTTCTTTTTCTTCTTTTTCTTCTTTTTATCTTTCTTCTTTGATTTCTCTTCCTCGTCATCCTCCTCGTCGTCGTCGTCTTCGATGAAACCTTTCCCTTTGCAGATAGGACACTTTTTACCTTTAGTATTTTTGCCACTACCTCTACAGGCGATGCATTTCTTCATCCCTTCTGGAATATCACCATCATCTTCGTCGTCGTCGTCGTCTTCGTCGTTGGCACCATTTAGAACAGCTTCCAACTCACTATATGTTAGGATTTTAAGTGCGCCATCTAACTCTGCCGCTTCTTCTAACTTATCCATTTCGTAATCTTTCTTTCTAGCTTTGAACTGTATGCTCTCAGCTTCAAGATAACTATATGTTCCGCCACTTTCCTCTGACATACGAACACGAACAGTCATGCCGTCTACGAGATCGTAAAAACCAGCAACGTCGTCGTCGCAATCCGGATCGCTCAATTCTGCATTGAGAAGCTTACCAAAGTTATAGTGAGAGAATTCGAATATGGATATAACGTTACCATCATCACCTTTAGCTCTGCTTGTGACGTTGAATATCTGTCGTTTCTTTGGTCGCAATGCATCTTCCACAGCGTCGTCGCCATCTGGATCGTTTTTGATCTTGTGCCACTCTTCGCATATAGGGCAATCTTCGCCTGTAGTTTTAAGTGGACACACGACTGTTTTGTTTTCAGGACCGATAGACCTGTGAACGAAAAACGTTCTTTCGTACCATATGTCGCCTTTTTCAACTTGTGGGTGATTTTTAACACCAACCTCATAAGGCATAATGTCTATGAGATTCTTCCCTTTTTTTGGTTTCCACAACTCCATCCCTCCTGGAAGTACCAAGTATTCAGGAGCACCGTTGTCGGCACTTTGAGTTTCTCTTGCCTTCGATCTCGTCTTTTCTCTGTCAACTAATCTCTTACCCTTTTTCTTATTCTTTTTCGCCATGATCTACTCCTTCTTTCTTTGCTTTTATTATTCCAGACGTAACACACTTGGCAGCAATATAAAGCCACACCAACGACATGATCGCCATTAGAGTTATTATTATCGCTCCCTTCACTTTGTTGTCCTCCTTTTTTTCTTGTGAGCTTTCTTTATCTTATTTGCGGCATTCCTTTCTAATATTTCTTCCTCCCATTTTTCTTTCAAATTCCTTGGCTCTTTAGGTGCCGAGAAATACTCTTGACTGTTCAGTCTTACTAAGTTCTCCAAAGCTGTTTTCCTGTGATTAAAAGCTAACACAGCTGAAAAGAAAATTGAAGCTTTGTATTTCGCATCTATAAATTTCTCATTAGCTTTCTTTACAGAATCAGATGTATCGACTATAGTCTGAATCATCTTCTCTGTCATCTTGTCTACTTTATTTTTGCTATACTTCTTTGGGTTGCTCCTTATCTTGTTATCCATTACAGCTTTGCTTATATCTAAAGCTTGTTTAGATCTATCTGCTTTCCTGTCGGCGTTCGCTTTTAGCTTCGAATACTTCATGAATAAATTAGATTGCTTCAGCCACTCGACATCTAAAGCTTGTGGGTCTATTTCTAAATCTTGTTCGTATGACACTATATAGACTCCTTGCTTCTCTGATATTCTATTATCGGACTTAAATCAGCTTTGCTATATCCAACCGGCTTTATAAATTTACCCCACTCGTCTTTCTTAGCTCCCAACTTCGTCATGTTAGACCTGTGGACTTCGCTGAAAATCTCCTCCATATCTAGTCCGCAAGCGCAAGCGCAACCATTAACAACATATAGTAGATCTGCCAAAGCATCAGCAACTTCTATAATGTCGGAGGACAAAAACGCAACGATCAACTCATCTAGCTCTTCTCTTATCAATCTTATCCTTAGATATTTAACTTCATCACTTGGAATACAAGGAGACTTTGGAGTCTCCACAGAGAAGGTCTCGTGAAATTTTAACACCATTTTTTGCTCTTTATTCATTTCTTCAATTTCCTCCATCCTATATTTTTGATACATCTTGAAAAGTTTTCAATAGACTTTTCAAACAACTCTTTGTTTTCGGAACTATAAATAACAGACGACGGATTAATACACCAGCATATCCAGCAATCGTATTTAACAGACCACTCTGTCGTTCCACTTTTGGCCATTATGCCAGAGTCTTTTTCTGTAAAGAATTTTAATGCCGTATTGCCGAAAGCTAGAACGATTACAGGTTTATTCTTAACAAGCTCTTTTTTAAGCCACGAGGCTGTACAAACTGCTGATTGTCTTTTGGTAGGTGTTTTCCGTCTACCAGCGAAACACTTTACTGAATTCGTAACGCTAACATCGCTTTCTTTCACCTTGTACTTTCTTAGCTCACTCCAGACTATCTTGTTAGACCTACCCTTGAAACACCCCGATGATGCGTCTTCGTCTTGGCTAGGTGTCTCTCCAACCAGTAATATGTTATATCTACCTTGTCTTGGCTTTATGGGCTGAGACGCGCCATCTCTAAGAGTGCACAGTTTACACCCACCTATCTTATTACACTTGAATTTTGCACGATTTCTTTTTATGAGGTTTACTTTGATCTTAGAGAACTCGCAATTTATCATCTCTTCTTCATCTGCGACATCCGAACAAAACAAAGTTGAAATTCTTTGCTGTGGGTGATTAGCTTTTATCAACAACCACTTTTTGCTACAGTGCTCAACTACCTCTTTCTTCTCGTTATAGACATCACCAGCGAAAACTAGCATGGAGTGTCCTGACTCGTCTTGAACGAAACCGTAAGCACCACCAAGAGAGTCTGCCATACCGGCTGTGTTTACTTTTCCGCCACCTTCTTTCTTTGCGGCTTTCAATACGTTTTTTCTGTAACCGAATTTCATCTCTTCTATAATTCCAAAATACAGTTCCAAGTCTTTACTAGGTTTCATATCATCTATATTTGAAATAAGAGCTATCTTGCCTGTCTTTTTTATCCTTTCGAATATCCCTCTAACAGATCTCATAGGATCTTGAGATAAATCGAATTTAAATAGCTCGCAATTCTCATACCACTCGTCTTCAGTAAGCTTTCTGTCTTTTTCAAAAGCGTGGATGCCAGCTAAATTAGCCATCGTTGTTTTATTAGGTTTCTTTTCTTTTTCATTACTAAGGAAAAATCCTTCATTAGTCTCGTCTTTGGAAGGCTTCAAATTAGATATAAGCTCTGCTGATTTTAAACCAACACCTTTAATCTCTAGGAACGGAACGAATAATTCCTTCCCATCTGTAGTCCATACTTCAGCTTTCGATATTCCTATTTTAGGTAAATGTATCGTAAGTCCCAGTCGTCTACATTCTTTTACAAACTCAGCTTTTTTATCCCCAGAGCCATACGACAAAGACATAGCCATAAACTCAGCAGGATAATAAGTCTTCAACCACATGTCCCAATAAGTTATAACTGAATATTCAACAGCGTGACTCTTATTGAAGCCATAAGACCCAAAGGAGGCAAGCTCACCCCATATTTTTTCAGCTGTCTTACGATCAAGCGTTCCCTTTTTCTCGCAACCTTCTACGAACATACTTTTAAACTTTCTAAATAGGTCGTCTCCTTGACTTTTAGAAATAACTTTCCTAACCGTATCGCAAGTCTTCCAAGGCAATCCAGCGAAGTCGTACATAAATTGCATAACTTGCTCTTGGTATAGAATTATTCCATAAGTATCTTTTGTAAGCCTTTCCATAGCAGGATGGGTGTACTTCCATTTCGATACGCCTTGCTTTCTCATTTGGAATTCACTAGTCATCCCCGATCTTAGCGTTCCTGGTCTCCACAGAGATGTAGCGTGAACGAGCTCTTCAAAATTACGCACCTCTAGTTGGGTGCAGTATTTAGTTAAGCCAACAGAACCTATTTGGAATGCTCCGCAAGTGTGTCCAGCTGAGATTTGCTTGTAAACCTTTTCGTCGTCTAAAGGTAAATCTTCAAAAACTATATCTTTGTCATAGTTTGTCTTTATCAGCTTTCTACTTTCGTTGAGAATTGTTAGAGCTGAAATCCCTAATACATCCAATTTCATGAGTCCCATATATTCTATATCGTATTTGTCCCAGTTGACAACTATAGTATCAGACCTCCTACATAAGCAACATCTCTTTCCTAACTTTAAACTTTCCTCTGAAACACACAGACCTGCCGCATGTTGGCCAACACCTTTCACTTGTCCTTCCAAGCTTGTTGCATATTTAACAATCTCTGGAAATTCTTTTTTGAAGTTTATTCCGTCTTCAAAAGTATCGAAGGCGTCTTCTATAGTGAAATCAGATCTGAAATCTCCACCACTTCTTACAACTATAGATTTTGCCGCTTTGTCAACCTTTTGACTTGGTATGTTGAAAACTCTAGAAACATCTCTCAACGCGCCACGACCTTTCATCTTTGAAAAAGTAGTGACACCAGCGACGCAATCTTTACCATAGCAATCTTCTAAGTGCATCCTCACCATGTGTCTTTTTCTATCTTCAAAATCCATATCTA